TTCGCTGGTAAGGGAAAAGAGTTCCGTAGGCAGTGCCTTTCTGGTTGGTCAGTTCCTGTCGACCATCCAGTTAGAGCCCGGTATAAGGAAGTCATGAGTGCAGGCAAGAGTAGGCCGTTAGTAATCTTCGATGAAAGCACCGAAATTCTTGCACCTCTTCACAAGACGATCGATGATCGGTTGATGAAGATGTCATGGCGTCTTGTCGGACCACCTACGGAGGAGAAAATTTCATCTGTCTGTGCCTACCGTTACCAAACCTCAGTAGATTTGGTAAACGCCACAGACAACCTGTCACTTATAGCGACAGAGGCGATACTTGGCTCTCTACTTCGAAAGAGTAGCCACATTCCAGGACAGGTTTGCCTCAGGGCTTTCCAGTCACTCCGGCCACTTGTTGATTGCGCCGGAGAGGAGAAGGAAGTGTCGCACGGACAGATGATGGGGAGCTACCTCTCCTTTCCACTTCTTTGCCTTCACTCTTACCTCGCAGCTCGTTGGGCGCTTCGCGGGGAAGAAGGCAATGTGTTGGTTAACGGCGATGACACTCTTGTGTCTTCTAACCGTTATCTCGAATCTTCAGATTACCCTAGCGGGTACTTGTTAAATGATCTGAAAACGATTCGATCAGAGCGCGTAGCAGAGATCAACTCAACAGCGTTCTTGACAACTAAAGGGGGTAAGTGGCGTGAGATTCGTCACTTACGGAGAGGTGGATTTCTTTCCGATTATCCCGGGATGCTGCACGCTTCCAAAGCTGTTGCCGGGTCAGTTGAGTGGACGAATGCCTTTATTCGTTCACGAATCGGAAAGAAATGGGGATTTCTTCCCTCCCAGTTGGGGTTACACCCCAGGTCTTTCGTCGCCTTCGAGCGAGAAAGATCAATGTGGAACAGGCACTATACCTGTCTACCGTGCGCTCCCAACGAGCGTTCCACATTACTTCTAGGCGTACGTAGACGCCTAGATCCCGACGAACAGATAGCGATGTATCTGTTCACTTGGCAACACGGTCGGGAGGGAGGTAGGAAGAGAGACGTATGGCAACCCACCGTAGGGGCCATACGTCGGACTTACCGGTACAGAGCTGCGAAGCCCTGGTCCCGACTTACGTACCTTAGTAAGTTGGCTGCATTGAAGGTGCGGGCCGGTAAGAAGGAGGAAGAACTGCGTTTTTACCCTGTAAATTACGTCAGTAAGAGGGAGGTCGACGTTCTTAATTCTCTGGACCAGTTCAGAGAATCAGTGTTTGAGGACGTCTAAGGGGGGGATGGTCTCTTGGCCAGGGTGTTCGTTCGCGAACGGAGGGGGTGGATCGTTTTCGTCACTTTGACTAAACACGTTCCTCGTGACCTACGCTGTGAAACTACCTTTGGGACACAATCTGGCTTGCCGGGTTTCCTTTGGTTACCCTGACATGGGGCGGCGACTCACTTGAAGACGCGTGGTGTGGCGATTGTGTGAAACCAGGATCCCTGGTTGTTGGCGGCCTCGTGGTAGTTAGCGACTACCGGCTG